GAGCACTTTACTTTAGTACCCCTCTTTTTCTCAAACATCGGTGCATAGAATACATAATTAGTCCACGCTCCTTGATTGTTTGAATATGAGAAGGTCATATCTCCAAAACGCTTAATGCCGTGCGTTACAGTAAGCTCCCTCTTGCCGTCCTTATCCTGAGTTACATAACCGCCGTAATAAGTACCGCCAAGATTTATAAGGGTTGTAGAGCCGTTGTAAGGCTCGTAATCTGTTGCAGTAGAACTAGCTTCTAGTTGAATATCTTTAACATGCCAGATGTTTGTGCTCGAAAAACTATAAGTAATATAAATATAGTCTACGGTTTTATTAGCTTGAGAAGTTACTTTAATCTCTCTATAACTTAAATCATCATTATAAGCAAGGGCGCTTGTCGTAGTCCCGTCTGTATAATGAAAAACAAATACTAAGCCTAACTTATGCTCCGCGCTCTCGTTTCCGTCTGTATACGCCTTAAGACAAAGAGTATATCTCTCATTTGGATTAAATTTAAAGAAGTTTTTTAGTCCGATATTATTAGCTCCAAAACTTGCGTTAAATTTTGCCGCTGTTCCGGTTGCTACTCCACTCTCAACAGTAATATCGGGCGCCGTAAGATAATCAATATTAAAAAGATTTTTCCTACAATGATAATTATTAACCGCACTTACTCCAGTAATAGCCTTAGGGCTCTGAGGCGTAGGAGTGCCAGCCTCTTGTGTTGCTTTGAAATAAGCTGTGAGGTTTACAAGGGGCTTAGAGACATTAGTAGTAAAGTTAGCGATAGCGCCGCTCTTTGTTACCTCGGTATATGCCTCTAACTCCTCCTTTAACTGGAGTAAGAGCTCGGCTATGCGGCTCTGAGGCTCGGCTGTATACTCTGTCTCGTTAAGGATAGATAAAAGGATCTCGGCGATATGTCCCGAGTATGTACCCTCGTAGGGAGTAAAAGGATCTCCCTCTATCTTAGCCTTAAGCTCTAAAAACAGCTCCGCTAAGACGCTGTTAGCCTCACCCTCGTAGGGAGTCTCATTAAGGATAGATAAGAGGATATCGGCTATGTTAGAGCCCGTCTCTCCCTCGTATGTAGAGGCGTTTATAATAGCCTCCAAAATTTGAGCTATTACGCTGTTCTGATAACTGTACTCCATGCCGCTTGCCTCCTTTTATATCCACCTTGAATATTTTTCTACATCAAGTAATGTTACTGATCCTGAGCCTCCGATAGCAATAGTGTTATTGCCTACTCCTAGCCTTATATTATCATAGTTTCCGATAACTACTCTATTAGCTAAAGTATTGTCTTGATAATATGCGTTCATTCTCTCACAATCTATAATTATCTTCTTAGATGTATCTCCAAAGTCTATAGTTAATAACTGGACGCCGTTAATAGAGAGAGTAACTATGCCCGAGCCCGTAAAAGTAAATATAGGACGGCTGTAGATGTTACCCTCATTCTTTAAAGTAAAGCTCTCAGGGTTGATTATGGTATATCCCTCCGCAAGAGGATATTTAAAGGGCTGTACATGGAAGTTTACTGTAGCTGTCTTAAACCTTATAAGCCTCTCAAAGTCTATCTGATCGTAGATAGCAAAGTTATAATGCTTATTAGCCTCATTAGAAAACATTACCAAGCCCTCAGAGTTAAAGAACGCAATAACATCGTTAATATCATAGCCTCTAGTTAAGGCTATCTTACAAGGCTTATCATAAGCGCTAAAACCTAAGGGAGTAACTATATCGCCGTCCCTCCCGTCTATTGTCTCTACTAATGTCCTTTGCAAGGGCTTGGAGATAGGAGGGAGCTCCGTTATCAGGAGTCCCGTAATAGTCCTAGAGTCTACTCCGTTAATAAGTATGTAAGGTGCAAAACCCACGTTTAAGCCCTCCTTTATGTATAGATAGCGTCCGTAACTGTCTTTGTAACAAACTTACCTACAGTCTGATCGTCTAATACTACGTCTACAGTAGACAAAGCCTCCTTAAAGGCTCTTACCATGCTATAGAAGTCTAAGCCTCCGGTAGTAGCAAGAGTGCCGTTAGTCTCAGGAGCGGATATAGTGCTAAAATCAGGTAACGAGTCTTTAATATCCTCGTTAACGCTTTTCATTTCATCGCTAAAACCGATACCCAAGCCCTCAGCCAAGTAGCCGCCGAGCTCCTTTGTAACCTTAGACGGCGAGCTGATCTTAAATACGCTCTTGATCTTAGAGATTATGTTAGATCCGAACTCGCTTATCTTATTCTTGATGTAGTTGAGCTTAGACTTTAAGCCCTCCCATATACCCTCGGCGATATTAGAGCCTATAGATACTACTTTTTTCGGGAGCTCGGCTATCTTGTCAAAGATACCCTTTATAAAATCGTTGATCTTAGTCTTTGTATCGTTGATCTTTTTCAAGAAGTCGGCGGCGGCCTGAGATATCTTAGAGGCCGCATTTTTCACCCAGTTAGAAAAAGCACCCTTAACCCACTCTACATACGAATTAAAGCTCTTTTTAATGTTATCGCCTATCTTTACTATACCCTTGATAAGGTTATAACCGAGATTTTCAAGTATTTTTATAAATGCCGGTATACTGTTTATCAGAGCCTCGCAAATTTTTGTGATAACAAAAACTGTCATTTCAATAAGCATTTGTATATTGTCGGGATCTGTTACAAAAGCTACGATCTCGGCTAATACTTGGAAGATAGCCGGTAGAATGATAGGTAAGAGCTCCGCAAATTGCTTAGTCAGGTCTACAGTAAGAGCTAAAATGCCGTCTAACATTTCCTTTACGTTGCCCTCCTGAGACAGCCACGTAGCTAGATCCGTAATAATTACCTTTACAGCGCCGAAAAGCTGAGTCAGTATGCTAGGTAACATCTGAGCAAGGGACGTTACGACATTTTCTATACCCGAGATAAGCACGGGCAAACCCGTCTGTAAAAGGCTAGGGATAGCTTGTAAGACGTTAGGGATAATTTTATTTAAGATCGTATTAGCCGTCTCCGAGACACTCTCAGAGATCTTCTTAAAGCCCTTTTCTACGTCTCCTCCCGATGTAATATCAGTTAAGCCCTCTACTACACCTTGCAAGCTCGGTAAGAACTGTAAGACAAGGTTGTTTTTAATACCGGTTATAGATGTTTGGAGATCCGTTAAAGCGTCTCCAAAATCATCGGCACTTTGTACGGCCTCGTCTGACATTACGCCGCCTAATTCGTTTACCTTTTTCTTAAGAGTGTCTATGTCCGTAGTGTCCGATAAGACAGCTCCCAACTCAGTAGCACCCTTACCAAGGAGCTTATTAGCTAGGACTGTCTTTTTATTCTCGTCTTGAATACCTTGTAAGCCCTTGATAACGGCGTCAAAGACTTCTTCTTTATTCATGTTCTCCAGTTGCTCGGCACTTATACCAAGCTCCTTAAAAGCCTCGTCTCCGTTCTCAATAGCCTTGGAGAGCTTTAAAAATGAAGTCTTAAAGCCCTCTATGTCAGCGCCGTTTTGCTCGAAAACGTAACCCCATTCCTGATACGCCTTAGCACTTATTCCGAGCTTGGCGCTATTGTCGGATATCGCCGATCCGAGCTCTACTACGCTGTTAACAGTATCTACAGCCGCCTTAGAGATATCTTTAGCCAAGTTCTTTAAACCTGAGACAGCTCCTTTAATAGCGTCAGCCGTAAGACTTGCGAGAGCACCCTTTAAGACTGTAAAGCCTCCCTTGGCGCTTTTCTCGGCCTCCTTGCCTGAGTCTGAGACAGCCTTACCCAGTTGTTTAGACTCCTTAGCGGAGTCCTCCTCCGAGTCTGTCAGGCCGTCTAAGGCCTTAGCTGTAGTGTTATACTCGCTTTGAGCCTTGTTAATCTCGATACGTGCCTTAGAGAGCGCCTGATCCTGATTATCAAGAGCCTTTACGCATTTATCATAGTCGGAGGTAAGGTTAGCAACGGCTACAGCCTGAGTCTTATATTCATCGCTAGTCTTACCGCTCTCTTTTTCTATTCTCTCGAGCTCGGATACTGCCTCGTCTAAAGACTTCTTTAACTTGTCCGTGCTTGCCTTGTTCTCCTCGGCTTGCGTAGACATAGCCTTATAGTGATCCTTAAGGACGCCTACCTTTTTAGCCTGAGCCTCGAGCTTTTTAGTCAGAGCCTCGCTCTGAGCCGTTAACGACTCTTGGCTTTTATCGTTTTTGCTATACTGAGTAGCAACTACTTTAAGCTCCGAGTCTACCTCTTTTAAGTCTAAAGTAATTTGCTTAAGCGCTTTTCTATAGTCTGACTCACCCGTTAGCTTGATTGCTCCACCAAAACCGGCCACAATAAGCGCCCCCTCTCCTTTAATCGTTAAACCACTCCTCAGATTTAGCCGTCTCTATCCTTAACTGTTCGTAAGTCATGCCGGCACGCCTTAAGAGTAGCTCTTTATCGAATGTATCTTGATAGGCTCGGTATAGATTACTAAACTGTCCGTAAGTGATCCTACCGGCCTCTTTTTTATCTAGATGTAATTTTGCCCTACAAATATAGTATATCCATGAGAACGCTAAGGGCTCGGAGTCTATCTCGTCCTCGTCCTCATGTATTACACGTTTTTTTCTTCGTGCTCCGTCTTAACCGAGTCTACTACGAGATCCTTAACAGCCTCGCTAGTAGTCTTGATACCTACCTCCGAGAGGATACGTCCTACTTGTTTGTGTGTGAACGCCGGTATGTTAGTGCCGTTCTCCTCGTTCTCGATATCAATACCCTCGTTAAGCATTTCACGGAGGCCGTAGATAAGAGCCTTTACGTCTGTCTCGCCGCCCTTACCCTCGGTAAGCTCTCCCCACTTGTCGATAGTCCCGTACTCGGACTGGATAGCCTCCATTACATTAAGGTTAAAGACTATCTTATAGTCCTTATCCTTGTACGTGATAAAGCTAGATACCTCTCTCATATTTTTTATCCTCCTCTTAGGTTTTAAATTAAGCCGCCTCACCTTTATAGTAAGGCGGCCTTGTTACTTCTTTTTGTGATCTGATCCTATCAGGTGCTAGCGACATATACGGCGTAAAATGTCGTGTCCTGAGTAGGATAGAATGTAGCGCCGCCGTTGTAGTCCGGAGTTGTAGCGCCCGATGTAAGAGCCCAACCCGAAAACTCTTTATTAGAGGGAGCTGTCAGAGTAGAGCCGCTGTTAAGTGTAGTAGAAGATCCTACATTAACACTTACGGGAGCGATTGTACCCGTACCGCCGTTAGCGTCATAGCCTACCCTAAAGGTAGAACCGCTAGCCGCAAAGACACCCATAATATAAGCCTTAGCCTCGGCTCTTGTAGAGAATGTCTTAGCGTCTCTCCAGTTGCCGTTAGCAAGAGCGGATACTTGTCCCTCGATAGTAGGAGTAGAGAACTCCAAAGACTCACCCCTAGTTTGATCGTCCTGAGAGGGCTCTCCGAACTTAACCTTATAGAGGATCTCGGCCTTATAGAGTCTTACGTTGTTAACCATTTTAACAACGATACGGCCAAGGCCTACGTAGGGAGCTGTGTCGTTAACGTTACATACTACTTCGCCGCTAGCGTCAATAGTATGTCCGAGAACCTCAGCGAATACAGTATCCCTATCATCGTCTACGCCGAGAGAGACTGTACCGGACTGAAAAGATGTATCACTCTCGGCTAAACTATCGTCAGCGTAGAGCTTGGCTGAGTTGTTAGAGATTGATACATTACAGTTGATTGCCTTACCAAAAGACTTAGCACCGCCGTAAGAGTACGTCTCACTAGCACCCTCGGTAAGAATTGCATAAAAGAGATTGTTTAAACCAATTTTAGCCACGTTATTATACCTCCTATGTTATTTTTATGTCTCGAGCGTAAGACCGCTAAGATCGTATACGCTATCGAAAGACTCTACGCCGTCCGAACACCTGACAATAAACTTTTGCTTATTCTTATCGGTGATCTTAAAAACGCCGTCCATGTCAGCGTCCAACTCTACAAGGCCGCTAGATACTGAGGGCTTAAGTCCTACCTTGATAGATGTAGCTTTATCGTTATTCTTAGTAAACTTAAGAGCGATAAAATAACCCTCTCCCCAGTCTGTAACGAGCTGTCCTGATGTTAACTTATGAAGTGTACCGGTGATAGCACCCTCGGATACGCTAACAGATGTTTGCATATCTGAGACAGCCGTACCCCAGTATTTTTTAGTTGCCGGAGTAACGCCGGCTACTGTTACGTTAGAAGATCCGAAAACCATACCGCCGGCGATCTTATCTAACATCTCGTCCGTAGTGTCGTTTTCCGAGAACTCAGTAACGCCGTAGAGCTTGGCGATCTTCACCAAAGATTTTACTACAGTCATTTTTTGCCTCCTCTTTTAATTATAGTGAAAGTCTACATACGTAGTGCCGTCATTATCTCCGATAACAATATAACCGGAACTAAAGGACTCGCCGTTATTTGTATAGCAAAAAGAGAATGATGTATTCTCCTCGTCATAATTAGCAAAAGCAAATACGCCGCCGTTATAACTCACTACGAGAGTCTTGCCGGAGTCGTAAGCGCTCTTGATATCGTCATAGCTCTCTGTAACTGTCGATGAGTCCTCTAAGTGAATGGTAAAAACCTCGGGTACTTTAAGAACAGTTGCAAGGGCGTTAATATAATCTGATATTGTAGCGTTAGCCGGTAGTGTAGAGGGATCGCCTCCGAGCGATATAAACCACCCTTTTAACGCCTGACAAATTGTTTCCATAACATACTCCTCCTCGTTATTATCGAATTGTAAAGGCTTGGCAAAACATACAGTCTTATGATAGTAGCCAGTATCATTGTCATATAGATCCTCGCTGTCTCTGTTAGGTTGCCAAGTCCAACCGCAACTCCTGAGCAAGTCTTTAACAGCCTTAATGATAGCCGAGTAATTACCCTTTGAATAAAAATCAAAATCGTAGTATACTATTACGCCTGAGATATCATCATCGGAGGAGTAAGAGTTAGCCGTATCTACTTGCGAGTATACGATATACTTATCCTTGTGTCCTCCGTAGAATAAATAGGCCAAGTCAATAAGCTCGTTATTAACCTTAAAACCGCTAAAGATTGTCTCTATCTCGGCATTAAATAACATCTTACGACTCCTTTATATACTTCTCTTGGACTTTTAACATTACTTTTTCTATCTGAGCCTCGTTAAAGCTAGCTCTAAAAAAAGGCTTTTTAGGAAATTTAGAGCCGGATCTTCCGTACTCAAAAAGGTTAGCCACTAAGGGCGCCGGTGTAACGACTCCACGGCTATTTATAAAGTAGCCTGATATCATTACTTGGCAATTAGTACCGCCGTCTGAGGGAGTTTTGTAAACCTTGGTTATCTTTACATTGTTCTCTATAACGGACTTTAACTGTCTCGGCATTTTTGCGTTAACGTTAGTTTTGACTACTTCCGCTCCGGCTGTTACCATGTCGGATAACATCTTATCCGTGTCTTTTTCGAGCGTTTCAAACATCTTTAAAAGCTCGTTATCCATGCCGCCTACGAACTTAGCCACGTTATAGCCTCCCTAGTGTGTTACCTCTTTAGCTTGTATCTCCAGTTCTACGTTAGCCTCGTCTACGTTGTTAAGATATAGGATCTCGTATCTCTTGCCGTTGAATAATACTATATCGTCTCTAGTAATTACTGTTACGGGATAACGTATAGTAAAATTCGTTGTAGCCTTTTCAAAGTCCGAGCCGTTAGCTATTAAAGTAAAGCCCTTAGTAGTCTTAACCTTAGCCCAAGGGCTTAGGATAACCGTAGGAGTCTTTACAGTAAAGCCGAGAGAGTCTTTACTCTCTGTCTCTCGTACTATCTGAATTTTTGCGCTATATTGTCCGGCGTCTTTTACGATGTTCATAACAAATTAACCGAGTGTAAACCTAAAATAGCCTCAACTACCTTATTTACATTAGAGCTAGATACATACAGCGCCCTCGTATCGTACATATCTTGGCACAATACGAGAACGGCTATAGTAATATCTAAGCACTCGTCAACCTGAGCGGCGCTAAGTCCCGTGTACTTGTATACAAAGGACTTAGACGCCTCCAGTATTGAAGTCAATAAGCTAGTATCCTCCGTTGTAAGCTCGGAGATCCTGAGATAGTCCGCTATGTCTTGTACTGTCAGCTCGCTAACTTTCTTAGCCTGATATGTAGGCATAGTTTATACCTCCTCCTTTTTACCCTTAGTCTTAGCCTGATCCTTAACCGGCTCGATATACTTAGAGTCTAAGAGATCCTTAGCAATATCTTTATCCTCGATATCCTTAATCTCTCCTCTTTTCATGTTTACTTTACCGGCAAAAGATTTAAGAGCTTTATATAACATGGTTTATCCCTCCAAGCCTACAGCGATCTTAATTAAGCGCTTTTCATAACGAGTGCGGAGATCTTTTGATCGTTAGTTACTCTAGCGTCAGCCTCACACCAACCGATAACGCCTACAGCGTGCTCGTCGGCGTACTTCTCACGGAGCACCTTAACATGGAGCTCCTCAGCGAACTTAACGGAGAGTCCGGACATATCGCCGTAGTAGATAACTGTCTTAGTAGCGGCGATATCTTCCATGTTATCAGATACATATACGGGCTTGCCGAGAAGTGTCTTACCGAAAGGAGCTGAAATATCGTCTTGGAGGAGATATCTACCTACATCGTCCTTAAGAAGTCTTACGGCGTCTCTAGTAGCCGGAGACATGATCCAAAGAGCGTCAGCCTGATATACGTCCTTAACCTTACCTTGTACTGTGATAAGCTCGTCAGCCGTAATAACGCTAGCGCTACCGGTTGTAACCTTTTGAGAGCTTGCAAGCTCGGAGAGTCCCTTGATCTTTGTCGTATCGCCGTTGCCGAGAAGTTGGAGCTCCAAGAAACGAGCGATATCATAAGCCATACGCTTTACTACAAAGCCTACGATATCAAAGTCTACGTTGTTGATAAGAGACTCGGATACCTTAGTAAGAGCGCCAAACAAAAAGCCGGAGAGCTCTACAGTAGTAAAGTTACCAGTAGAGGAGCTAAGAGCTGAGAACTCCGTAGCGTAAGCTACTGTGATCTGAGTAGAGGCGTTAGCCGGATACTTAGGAATCTCGAGCTTGCCGCCTACTGTGTACTTATCGGCCTTATCCAAAATAGGACATACATCATAGACGAGCTCGATGATCTTCTTAGCGATAGTCGTAGGAATAATAGCTCCGTTGTTAGCCGGCTTAAGCTCGCCGTCTCTAGTGTTGAGCTGATCTCTAAGATAAGAGTCAAACTGTCTATACTCTCTCTGTTCGATCTCCTTGGCCTCTACGTTACCCTTAACGGATCTCTGTTCGCTAGCCTCAGCCTGAGCCGGTGCCTCAGCGCTTGCCTCCGAGAGCTCCTGAGTAATGCCTAAGAAGTCCTTGATCTTCTTAACATCGTCCTTGATCTCGGCGAGCTCCTGAGCCTCGGCGTCTGTCAGCTCTCGCTTTTCAGCCTCAGCCGTATTAACGATAGACTCGGCTCTAGTAATAAGATCGTTCATTTTTTCGGTCTTTTCCTTGATACCTTTAAACATAATCTTAAAACCTCCTTTTACTTTTTTGTTACCGAGTCTCGCATAGTCTTAAGCTCGGCGATTATGTTTTTATACTTAGAGTTATCAAAACTCTTAGTATCTGTAGTGTTACCCTCGGCTAAGGCCTCGGGCTCGGAGTCAGCTCTTACCTCAGATACGGCCTCGGCTACAGCCTCAGCTATAGCCTCCTCCTGAGCTTTAACTGTCTCGTCTATTGTCTCGATGTTCTCAGGCTCGTTATTATCGCCTAAGTTTATCTTGGTGTTATCCTCAGCTCTTACACTAACGAGAGTACCGGCATAGGCCGGAGACTTCTCTCTGTTAAGGATAGATACCTCGTAAAGGTCTAAGTCCCTAACGCTCCTAAAAGGTAAGCCCGTCTCGTTATCCTGAGTAACTAATACGTCTCTATCACTAAAACCAAAAGACCACCCTACGAGATCGCCGTTACGAGCGTCCTTAATTACCTCGGGATCTGTTATCTCGGCTCTTGCATGGAGTCCGATGTTATCTTCATTAAGCTCGAGCTCGCCTGATTTAGTACCGCCCAAGTCTCTAGAGCTGTCATGGTTAAGAAGTATCCTAACATTGTCATTACGCTTTAAGGCTCTCCCAAAAGCGCCGGCGCATATCTTCTCTATAAACTCACCAAAGCGGCTAAAGAGAGGCTTAGAGGCTCTCTCTACGGCGTTAACATAACCCTCGATAATTACTTTATCTTCTCTTATGTTAATCTTCATGTCTTATCCTCCTTATTGAGATCGTCTATACATATCTGTTCACCTGATCTCTCAGTATCGTTAAGATCGTCTATAAAGGACTCCTCCTCGATTGTCTTAACATCTTCTTTGTTACCGGTGTTAGGAGTGTAGTAAGTCTGAGAGTCTACGTCATAGAGTACAGAGCCTAAACCCATATCTATTACATTACCGCCCTCGATATCGTTAAGGTTTTCCATGCGGCGGCGCTCGTTTATAGTTGTCATTTGACACTCTTTAGACATCTTATAAACCTCGTAGCGCTCCTTGATAGACGCCTTAACAATCTCCTTTACATCGAACTCAAAGAAGTATTTTCCTTTTTCTCGCTCCAGTAGAAGATCTCTATTAAGGGCTGTCTCAAAAGCCTTAACGATAGGATAGATAGCAAACTTAAATGTATCGTTAAAATCGTTAGAGATATGGAAGATTTTATCAATCTTACCGCCGAGAGTCTCTATACTCTCGTTTAATTGCATTTCTACAGATGTATTAGCGGCCTCTTTAAAGTCCAAGCCGTTGTTAAGTACTACTACGTTCTCCTTGTTGTTAGAGTAGAGATTTCTCCAAGCCGTTTTAAGTGCGTCTATCTCGGCTTGGCCTAGTTTTCTCTCGCTCTTTAAAAAGCCTCTCTTATTGCCTCCGGTCTTAACCAAGCCCAAGGCATAGAGCTGAGTCTGATAAGCGTCCTCTAAGGCTGTAGAGAGCTCTTGTACGATAGAAGTACCATAAGCGCCGGTCTTTGTTTTTCTAAGGAGCTTAATAAACTCGAAAGGCTGATAAGACTTGTTACCTACAAAAATAGTGTAGTCCTTAAAGATAGGCTCGTAGTTGTACTCGGGGACTACATACTGATCCTCTACGTAGTAAAGGCCTACTACAGTATTACGGCTCTTTTGAATATAGATGTATCCATTACCGCCTAAGAAGTAGTCAGAGATAACGGCGCTTTTCATTTGGAAAGCGTCTAGCGTGTCTCCAGTATCTACATTAAGGAGCTTTACTCTAGGATCGTCCGTAACCTCCTCTACTTTGCCGTCTTTTCTCTTATAGAGTTTTATAGGCATGGAGGCAATAGAATTAGAGATAAAGTCGATATTAGCCTCTACGTCAGGGATAGTAAGAGCTTGCTCTCTAGAGATACCCTCGCCACGTATTAAAGAGGTCAAAAGAACATCGGAGGCCGTCTCGCCTGATCCGTTACTCTCTCTAACCTCCTCAGTCTCATTACGTCTATTAAAAAGTTTAAAAGCCACGTTAACCACTCCTTAGCGCTTTTCAAGTGATTTTCACTTGGTTTTCATTTACTTTCATTTTGTTTTCATTTAAAACGATTATTTTTCACTTTACACTAAATAACTTGTATTGTAAAGCCCTCGTTACCTAAGAAGTAATCTTGCTGTAATAAGTAGCAAGCGCAAATAGTAGATACTACCATATCCACCTTACCGGCGCTCTTTTTCTTGTTTACATATAGGTTCTTATTAGTATCGTAAGTACATCTACTATTAAGGAAGTTGATCTCGTAGAGAGGGTTGTCCGTATACATAAAGTCTCCGCTAAGGATCTTCTCCTTTAAGAGCTTTGTAGGAGGGTGTAATACGCTAGAGTGCTGTCTTATCTCGACACAATTATAGCCGGCGGCCTCAAGTTTTTGAGCCGTGCTGAGAGCGTTCCACCTATCATAACCTATAGCTTGTATCTCTACGCCGTACTTCTCCTCCAGTCCTAAGATGTGATCTTCTACTACTTTGTAGTCAATAACCTTAGAGCCGCAAGCTATGACGCCTCCGGTCTTAAGGAGCTCTCTGTAATCTACTCTCTCGCTGGCTGTTTTCTCGTCTATCCTATCCTCAGGGATAAAAGCCCACACCTTAGACAGTATCCTATTATCATCGTCTACGGATAGCATAGCTACGGAGGTATTGTCTCCGGACTCTGAGAGGTCTAAGCCGATATATACGACTCTACCGCTCCAGTCTATATTAGCAACCTTGCAAGATTGAACGGCTGATACGTCTATATAAGTCTCAGTACCGGCGCCTGAGTATATGATATTACAATGCTTTGTAACAAAGTTCTCTCTAGAGCTCTCCTGAGCGATAGCTCGAGCCCTCTTTTTAAGCAAGTCCTCCCATATCTCAGGGATCTCTAATGATACTGGATTAGCTTGTTTTAGTATTAGATCGTCTGATTGCCAGTCTTTAGTATTATCAGGCTCGTATAAAAGACTAAAATACTCCTCGTCTTTAACTGATCCGTCTAAGACTTGTTTAGCATACTTAACCTCGCTCTCTAGAGGGTTGTTAAGTGTAGGATACTTAGTCGAGATAATAAAGCCTAGCTTGTTTAAGATGTTTAACTGTCCTGATCTCATAGACTCTATAGCATACGTGTTTGGGAGCGCTCCTACCTCGTCAGCGCAAAAGACGTTAACAAGCCTAGCGTCAAGGTTAGAGTTAGAGTAGTTAAGCGGCGTATACTTGGACTCCATGATATTAAACTCGATGTAGTCTCTAAGGATCTTAAAACGCTTTTTACCCTTATGTGTATATACGAGCGGAGAGCTCTTAAGGATAGATACTATAGCCTCCCTTATCTCCCTAGACAAAGCTCCGTCAGGAGCTACGCTGTAAAACTGAGAGAATTTAGGTTCAAAGATAAAGAGAAGTATAAAGAGCGTAGCTATAGTGAACGTCTTAAAGTTCTTACGGCATATCTCCAGTAATACAGTAGTATATCTTCTCTTTTTGGTGTTTGATCTGTAGACTACACAAAGAGAGGCGATATATACTAACCATTGATAACCGGCCGAGCACTCGTAAAGAGTTTGTCCGGCCTTTAAGCCCTTAGGCATAATCAGGATCTTAAGTAGTCCCTCTATCTGTTTAACCTTGCTCTCTAAGACTACGTACTTCTTATCCTTGCCCTCGGCTATGTTCATAAAATCTCGCATTTGTTTTTTGACATAATGCGGAGTAGTCTTTAGCCTATAGTTTTGCTTGCAATAGATGTACGCCTTATTAGAGAGGCTTATAGGTAAGCTCTCCAGTTTTTTCATATTAACCGCCGTTAATTATCTTAAGGAGAGGATCTTCCTCTTCCTCGTCTTTACCCTCAAAGCCGTTAATAATCTTCATAAGAGTAGCAACTGTCTTATTAGCGGAGTCTGTAGTAGAGTTGTATGTTCTTATAGCCGGATTGATAACTACATTCGAGCGGCCTTTTACATAAGTCTGTTCTACTAGTGTCTCATTAGTCTTGATAGCCTGAGACAGCTCCTCCAGTATAGAGAGCTGTTTAAGGTAACGCTCAAAAGTCGTAATAAAAAAGAAGTTAGACTCTACTCCTACGGCCTCGGCTCTCTTTTTGATCTCCTCGGCTTGCTCTAAGTAGCTCTTAGCCTTTTTTGGACGCCCTCTCCCCATGTCTTACCCTCCTATTTATAAGATACTCTCATTTATTCGCTAATTTTTGCCTATTTTTCGGTATTTTTTGCCTATTTTTTAATAATAAATAGCCTTTTATCCACAAAAAAGCTCGATTTTACCCTCAACGTATACTGAGGT